TTTTCTTATCCCCTTGAGTATCCGCCCTTGCACAAAAATGAATGTCGGCACTAGACTCTCCTATATCACTACCCAAAGCAGAATCTTCTTCCACACCATTGATAAAAATCTTTCTATTGGTTCCATCTGCTACTCCAGCAATATGATACCAAACCCCAGAAGAAAGTGTTGTTGTAGATTCAACAAATACCGAACTTGAAATATAAAATCGGATTTCTCCAGTATCCAAAATATAAAGCAAATAACTTCTATTTCCTACTGCTGCATACTTAGTTATTATATGCCCTTTATCTATGCTATCAAGCATTATCCAACACTCAATAGTTATTATGTTTGTAGTATCAAAATTCAGTGAAGAGTGGTCTGACACTGTTGCATAATCATTCTCCCCATCAAAATCCAAAGCATTACCCTTTTCCAACTCCAAATGCTCTCCACTATCTGTGGTGTTTACAACATTGTCTTTGGCGAAGAATTGGTTTTCTTCAAGCCATTTGCCGTCTGTTAGATTTTGGGGTTCTTTCCTTGAAGCCATTATAGTTTACAATAAATCATTATAAGTAATATGATAACTACGATACAGAAAGGTATTACTATTAACATCTCTTTGTGCCATTGTTCTTTCCAGTTCATATTGTCAAAGAACTTACCATAAACTTACTTGAAAAAGCACTGAATGCTCTTTCAGCTAAATTTATAACAAGTCCTGAATTAGGGGGTCTGCTGTAATTTTCTACCCCACTGAATAACATATCCAGCACCGACTTTGTTTCCACTACAAAAACAGGAAAAACTCTCTCAATTTTCCTTTCTTTTTGAGGTTCTCTTTCTGAAAGACCTATTTCGTCATAAACTTTTATTTGTAGTGTTTTCATTTGTTTTACCAAAAACACTCTTTGATTTTATGTCATCGCTAACATTTATTGAGAGGTCTTTTGGTTTCTCTGATATTTTAGGGGTATTCCTCCGAGAGGATAAATAGTCCCTGAATTGTCTATATGATTTACGCATATCGTTGTATCCACCAAAAATGGATATTTTTTATTTTGGTATTCTTCCCACCCAGATTTTTCAAATATTTTATCTTTCATTAAACGGGTACAAAATGCTAAGTCTGTTGTGCCTCTTATTGCCCCGTATTCTCCTTTGTCCGTCCATTGTTTATCTGGTAGTTCAAATATTCTTCTTGTAATTGTGTCGCCCACTCTATATTCTGGGCTTTCTTCCCACAAGGTTTTTATGATGTCTCCGTGTATTAAACAACAACCAAATGGTATGCCGTCAACCCAAACCTTATCACCTATCTTGAAGTCATTGAAATGTCCTGTGCCTCTGCCCCTGTAAAGTATTGGCTCTGGCGGTTCTGACTTTGTAAAATACAGCCCTGAAACTATTGGCACTTTCTTGTCCAGCATATACTCATTCATTTTAACGAAAGTGTTGGGCGGTATTACATTGTCGCTTTCTATCATTAGAAGCCACTCAAAGTCCTTTTCTACTACTTGTTTGGCTATTAAGTTCTCGGCATCTGGTAGTAGATATTCCAGTGGCACATAATTATTAAGCCATTGGATTATCTCTACATGCGACCAGTTTGTTGGAATTACTTGCCCGTATCTTGCTAAAACCCATTCCATTCTTACTAATCCTGTTGAGGGTATGCCTATTAAAACCCTGTTAGTCCAGTTGCCTTTGTTCTTGTTTAAGTGTTGCTCAACTTTAATATAATCGGGTTTTTTATTGCTCATAAGATTTGTCTTTTCTTCTTTTAATGAGTACTGCTTCTAAATTGCCATTACTATGCCAAGTGTTAATTTTTATTTTCCAAGGCTTTGGGCGATAAACTTTGTAAAGTCCTGATTGGTCTAATGGGTCAAAATATCTCCAAGTATTCTCACTGCAGGGGTTGCAATGGGTCGGGTCTTGCCAGTATCCTGGAGAACCAGCATAGGGTGTGCCTATAAGAAATTCCCCATCTGGTTTTAATAACCTCCATACTTCATCCATAAACTTTAAGAATATGCCACCGTGAGGGTTGATATGTTCTACCAGATGAGATGCTACTACAAGAGAGGCACACTCATCTGGCAGAGGATATGGAAACTTTTCCAAATCGTGAACTATATCAACGCCCTTTANTGGTCTNANNTCAATTCCTACAAAGTTAGGTTGTTTATTTTCTCCGCACCCCAAATCTAATTTAATCCCTTGGTTATTGTCTTTTAGGAGTTTATTGATTTTGGATTTGGACATAAATTATGCTGATGCAAATCTTATCTGATAAGTTGCATTCACATTTTGATTTGAAGCACAAGAGCTAGAAGTATAAGTATTGCCAGCAAAAATCGTTCCACCACTTGAAGTGTTGAACAAACCAATGTTAGCAATATCTGCTCCNNCTGNTCCNACAAAGGAATCAGCAGAAGCAAANTGNGCTGTNAATTGAGCTGTTCTGCTATCTACAATAGAGGTAGAAACAGCCGCTCTTTTGGTTACTTCGCCTTGAAGTACTGTTCCATTTGAAGCTGGCTGACTTCCTGTCCCTAATGCCATATGTGTTACGCTTTTGCCATTTGCGGTATCTCCAACTAACCAGTTAGCAAGGTATTGGTTAATACCATCATTGGTTACTTGGTTTTCTTGCCAACCCGAATCGCTGACTATTTTATCTCCTTCCGTAATTTGAACACGGAAAAATCCTTGTAATTTTGTATTTTCTTTCATAGTTTTTTAATTTTTTATTAACGACCTTTTAATAATTCCAAATATGTTTTTTCATATTTGTCTGCGACCTTTTTAATATCATATTCGGGAAAACATTGTTTATATTGTTCTTCTGCCAATTTCTCTCTTAACTCTTTATTTTCTATCAACTCCTGTAATTCCCGATACCAATTTTTATATTTATTTTTTGTTGTTCTTAATACTTTTTCTCTATAAGGATAATGATTTGAAGCTAATGCCGTTGTTCCAACTGCCGTATATTCAAGGTATTTTATAATGCTTTTTGACTCGTCAAACTTATGTCCCATTATTGGAATAATGCCTATATCAAAATCACAATCAACCAAAATAGACGGATAAACTTCTGGCGGATAAAAAGGAATATGTCTAAACTTTTTTAGCTTTCTTAACTTCTCATACACTTCCATTTTCTTTTTATTAAACGCCTCAACCTCTTTGCCAACAGTTCCCCTTGTTAATAAAAGGTTGGTTGAATATGCGTCTGAATCCCAAGGTCCTGCGGTAAGTCCCTGAATAATAAATTCAAAATCATATTTCTTCTGTAAGTCTTTTATTACATCTAAAACTATATCTAAATCTTCATAATGGTTAGCACCCCCTGTCCACCCTATTCTTAAACCATCTCTGTTTGGTCTTTTAACAAACTTTGTCAAATCAATGGCATTTGGCAATATGGCTATATTTTCTTGTTTTGTCTCCTCTTTAATTGCTTTTGCCAGCATTTCATTGGTAGTTGTTACTAAGTCTGATTCTCTACATAACCCAATTATATTGACATTATTTCTTTCACCCTCTTTATAAGTTGTAAATGCTGGGTTTAGTGGCGGTATATTCCAAATATTATCATCTAAATCATAAACTATTTTCTTGCCATCTGTTTTATGTTTCCATAATGACCTGAATGGGTCTTTGCTATAATGTCTTGAATAAACAACTATGTCTACATCATCTAATTCGTCATAAGTATATTCTCCAAGAGTAATTATTTCCATTCTGTGCCCACGCTTTGACAATTCTAAAAATGGGGTGTTTATTCTTACTTGAAAACAGCCAGCTTGGTAGTCCCCAAAGCTTGACATTACATAAACTACATTCATTTTTTTACTCATAGTTTGATTTTATTGGTTTAATTTTGCTTTCAAAATCCTTATTTCTTTTTGAAAAGTGCGGTTTTATTTTTCTTTCTAATTTAATTATTTCTCTTTCTAATTCGGTTCTTTTATTGGTTGAACCCTTTGCTATTGACCAACGAAGTGCTGCTTTTAAACTTAATAAAGTGTGAAACTCTCTATCAATTTTTGGCTCATCTGTTGGGTTTTCTAATGGCGTTACGCTTTTGCTCATAAGAACCATAAGACCATGTTCAGCTTCATAATTGGGTGTTGGGTATAATACCACTGACCTGCCTATTACATCATAATATCTTGGCACACCCTGTGAATTACTAAATTGTTCTAAACTTCCTTGAATATTGGAGGCGTCTATTGGTGATACCCTAACATAATCACCATTTGTGTTTTTAACTTCAACCCTTTCTATTTCCCTTGCGTTTGTCGGTAATTGATAATTATCTTGATTAGCTAATAAATTAGTATAACCTACTGGCAAATTATCAATACCTTCGTCAAACTGCCAGTCTGAAACTGCCTGCCAAATATCTAAAACAACTTCGTCATAAGCAATATTTATATTTCTGACTAAGTCAGCATCTTTATATTGTGTTGATACTGTATTCGCAAGAAATAAAGTATCTGCTTTTAATTCTCCTAAGTTTGGCATGTTTTTATTTGTTAATAATTAAGTTTTCCACCCTGCCCCCCAAAGGGCAGGAAAGAAACTTAAGTAGTAACTTTTACTGTTAAGTATCTACTTCTGTATCTGAGGAATGCTTTTACGCCATATACCGTAGATGCAATTAAGTTCTTACCAAGTAATCTTGGTTCGTCTTTAATTTCCATCTTAGGAGGTAATTGAACAACAGAGTGTATCATTCCTTTTCTTCCAAAATAGTTGTAGTCTGCAGGAAGATTGTTTGACAGATAAATCTGGAAACCAAGGAAGTCACCAGCGTAGCCATTTCGCAATGTTGCGTCTGCTACACGGAAACCTTTTTCGGTTCCAACAATTTCCATAACCATAGCCACTTCGGGAGTGGTAACGACACACCAGTCGCCTGCCTCTTCAACATTTTGTTTTCTAAGAGCCTTTCTCGCTTGTGCAAATATCTCAATGATGTTCCCAGTTGTAGCGGTAATTGCAGCACCAGCTGTTACGGTTGCTATTGCAGCGTGTTCAATAGGTGCGGCTGAAGATGAATAATAAAGACCTGATGCAGCAGCTGAAACAGGTTCAAGAATTGCTGTATCAATAGCGTCTTTTAGTTTGTATGCGGAATTATCTGCAATATCCAACTGATAAGTGTAGTTGGATTGAAGAAGCTCCACATCATCTACGTAATTACCAACAACTTTTACTTCATCTACAACCAATGTTTCCATTGTTGCAGATGCTTCGTTCATTGTAATTGCACTTCCTGGAGTATAATCTGCGGCATCGGTTTCGCTTAAATATGGGAAATGTAATGTATCACCTTTGCTAAGCTTTGAAGAGAACTGAGTGTTAGCCACTGCAGCACCAACCAAACTTTTTCTCAAAGGAACTTGCATTAAATCTGACCAATAACTCCATTATTTTTAAGGTTCTTTTTTCCTTAAATGTGGACTATCGCATCTCCTTTCGGAGTCACATCGCTTAGTCTCTCAGGCTGCACAGGATTTATCCTTGCTTGCCCCCTGTTAGCATCACAGCTTCCAAGTCAATCAGATGTGATTTAAAGTGCCCAATTAGAGTGGTCTAGGCACCATTGCCGAGATATGTGCTCGTGCGATATTGTCTTTTGCTAATGTTGTAGCCATTGTAGTATTCTTCTACTATTGTTCTCTCATCCACTTTCTAAACCCATCAACGGCATCCCAATCGCCTCTTTGAGTTGCCTCGCTAAGGTCTTCGTTAGTCCATTGATTATAGTTTTTAGTGGTCGGAGTTTGTTTAGTAGAAGGTTCTGGTATTTTCTCCGACCTTTCAATTTGTTCCCGTTTTGCCTTTAAAAACAGTTGAACATCGGAACTATTAGCCGCTTCAACGGGGTCTATTTTAAGGAACTCTGCCTGTTTAAAGATATAATCTATCTCATCAG